TGATGGGATCGATGATTTCTTTTCCGATCCTTTGTTGCGTCAACGTAGCTGTTTTACGAGCGGCGTATGAGCGCGTTCTCTCCAGAAGGTTGTCCTTAAAAGACATACCGGCTTTGATCAACGGTGACGATCTTGTTGCGCGTATGACAACCGAGTGCTATGAGTTATGGCGCTCTTGGATTCCTCACGTGGGATTCTTTGAATCTCCTGGAAAGTCCTATGTAAGTCGTTCATGGGTTCAGATTAATTCTCGGACCTTTGATATGGAGGAAATGGGACTTGGGTTTACTGCTGTTCGACAGCGACCCTTTGTAAATATGGGAATCATAGAAGGCTTCAAGAAAAGTATTGAAGCTCAACATGAGCCGGTCCTCGAGAACGTAGCTGTTCGCCTAGGAACAGTACGGAAGGAATTTGCCGACTTGCCCCCTCGGATCAGAGCGAGGGCTGAGGAGGTATTCCGTGTTCGCTATTTGGAGCGCTGCAAAAAGGCTTTGAAAGCGAAGGTGATACCGTATATTCCATCATGGTTCAATCCTGTGGAACTTGGAGGTTTAGGATTTGGGTCCAGCCTCTGGGATCTACAGTGTTCTATATTTGATGAACCTGTGGATTGGAAGGACTTCGAAGCTTCGAAACAATGGAAGTATTTGAAGCCTACCGTGTACGAGTTTCTCTCTGGCGACCTGCTACCAGCAGATCAGCGCTGGGACCAGAAGAGAATGAGATTGCCTCGTAATTGGAGCGAATATGAGTCCTATGCAGAGCTCGAGTGTAAGAAGAACTACCTCGACTAGGACGCCCTCCCCTTTCTAAGCTTCTTGGGGAAACGTGCGATCTTCAGGCTGAAGGCCATGGCAACAGGCAATCGGCGCGAGAGAAAGACGACCGTTGATCGGTTGATGGAGGAAGGTATGGTAATCCCACTCGGGCAAAGAGCCTACGTTGTGGTAACCCCTTGTACTCCTACATTACACGAAACGGATGCAAAGTCGTTCGTCCGGGTTGAATACCGGAACCGAACTCTTCCCATGGGTCCGAAGCGTACTCAAGCGGTACAGATTAATAATCTGACACTTGAGATGGCCACAGGACGTTAGGAAGACTCGTCGCGAGTTGGTGGTGCTAGTGTCAAAGAACGTGAACCTTAAGTGGTGCGATTCGATGACAGCTAATGGCGCGGAAGACCAGGAAAGCGCG